GCTTTTATGTCTGTCGAGCTCGATATATTGCAGGATAGCATACAGAAAAACGGCTGGACGGCGGAGTATCAGAACGGCGCGAACCAGTGGGGCGAAAAGCGAAGCGCAGAGGCAGACACCTACATAGCGTTAAGCAAGAACTATACGGCAGTTATAAAGCAATTAACAGAGCTTGTACCAGCAGCGGAACGCAAGAAAAGCAAGCTAGCCCTGCTGCGTGAGGAATAGCCCTAGAGTGCCATATAAAAATTACATTTACGAGTATTACGCAAAGATTACAAGCGGCGAAATCGTAGCGGGTAAATGGATAAAACAAATTTACAAAATACTTGTAGACGGGTTGGAAAAACAAGAGTTTTTTTACAATGCAAAAAAGGCAAATAAGGCAATAAAGTTTATCGAAAATTTTTGTCACCACAGCAAAGGCCGCAGCGATCTATTAAAGCTGGAATTATGGCAAAAAGCTATAGTATGCGCCATGTTTGGTATTGTAGACGACCAAAATATAAGAATTTTTCGCGAAATTTTTATAGTTATTGGACGAAAAAACGGCAAAAGTTTATTTGCAAGCGCCATTATTGCATATGTGGCGTACCTAGAGCCAGAGTACGGGCAAGAGATTTATTGCTTAGCACCAAAGTTAGACCAAGCGGCGCTCGTTTACGACGCTTTTTACAAAATGGTAGAAGCAGAGGACGAGTTAAAAGAGCTTGCTAAAAAGAGGCGCAGCGATATTTACCTAGAAGAGACTAACACGACTATTAAGCCTATTGCATTTAACGCAAAGAAAAGCGACGGCTTTAACCCGCAGCTAGTTATATGCGACGAAATGGCAGCGTGGAGCGGCGACGGCGGGCTAAAGCAATATGAGGTTATGAAGTCGGCGCTGGGTGCAAGGCGGCAGCCTATGATACTTAGTATATCTACAGCAGGCTATATTAACGACAGTATCTACGACGAGTTAATGAAACGTGCCACCAGCTTTCTAAAGGGCAGCAGTAAAGAGCGCAGGCTATTGCCATTTTTATACATCATAGACGACGTAGAGAAATGGAACGATATAACAGAACTAAAGAAAGCTAACCCGAATATGGGCGTAAGCGTACAAGAGGGCTTCTTTAAAGACGAAATAGCAGTAGCAGAGGGCAGCTTAAGCAAAAAAGCAGAGTTTCTTACAAAATACTGCAATATTAAGCAAAATAGTAGCGTTGCGTGGCTGGAATACACACTTGTAGACAAAGCAAGCGAAGAAAGCACGCTAGAGGACTTTAGAGACTGCTACGCAGTGGGCGGCATTGATCTAAGCCAGACAACAGACTTAACAGCCGCAAGTATCGTAATCGAAAAAGACGGAACGCTACACGCGTTTACACAATTCTTTATGCCGCGTAACAGACTCGAAAGCCTACAGGCAACGGACGGCGTACCTTATGACGTATTTGTAAAAAAAGGCGTACTTACGCTATCCGGCGACAACTACGTAGACTACAAAGACGTATTTAACTGGTATGTAGAGCTGCTTAACACATACGGCATACGAGTATTACAGATAGGCTACGACAGATACAGCGCCCAGTACTTAATTGATGACCTTAAGGCGTACGGCTTCCACACCGACGACGTATACCAGGGCGAGAACTTAACGCCAGTTATACGAGAGTTTGAGGGAATTATCAAAGACGGTAACTTTAAGATTGCAAGCAATAACTTACTTAAGTCCCACTTCTTAAACGTGGCGCTTAAGCAGAATTTAGAAACAAGAAAATTTAGACCGATAAAGATAGAACAGCGCGCACATATAGACGGCTTTGTAAGCGTAATAGACGCTATGACAGTACGCCAGAAATACAACGCGGAGCTGGGCGAGCTGCTTAAAAACGCAGCATAGAAAGGAGTGAGAAAAACGGGGCTTTTTGATTACCTTTTTAAAGGACGAAAAAACAAAGAAATAATAGGCGAATACTTTAAACTGCTTAACGGCTATAGCCCTGTATTCTCTACCTACGACGGCGGCGTATATGAAATGGATTTAACCCGCACGGCAATTAATAGCTTTGCTACGCATTGTAGCAAGCTAAAGCCAGAGGTAGAGGGCAGCGCACTTAAAAACCTAGAGCATACATTACAGTTTAAACCCAACGCGTTTATGGATACGACAAAGTTTATAGCGCGAGTGGCGACCATATTAGAGTGCGAGCACACAGCCTTTATTATACCGATAGAGGACCGATACGGACAGCTTGCGGGCTGGTACCCACTACTGCCGCAGAATTGCGAAATAATAGAATATCAAAAGCAAGTTTTTTTGCGCTATACGTTTGGAAACGGGGAGCGCGCGGCTATTGAGTTTGAGCGCGTCGGAATATTGACGACGCACCAATATAAAGACGACATTTTCGGCGAAGATAACAAGACAATGAAACCAACTATGCAGCTCATACAGACGAGCAACGAGGGTATTATTAACGCCGTAAAGAACTCGGCAAATATACGCTTTCTGGCAAAAGTGGCAAATATGCTTAAGCCAGAGGATATTAAAAAAGAGCGCGACAGATTTACGCAGGACAACTTAAGCAGCGACAACCAAAGCGGAATGATTATATACGATAGCAAGTTTAGCGACGTTAAGCCAGTAGAAAGCAAACCATATACGCCGAACGCGCTGCAGATGCAGCAGATCCAAGAAAATGTATGTACGCATTTTGGCACTAATATGGACATATTGCAAAACAAATTTAATGAGGACACTTGGAACGCTTACTATGAGGGGAAAATAGAGCCATTCGCTATACAGTTATCGCTTGTAATGTCAAATATGTCACTTACACCACAAAAACTTGCACGCGGCAACGCTATTACATTTAGTGCAAACAGACTACAGTACGCCAGCAACAACACAAAGCTGCAGGTAAGTACGCAGCTATTCGACAGAGGCTTACTTAATCGTAACGGGATTATGGACATATGGAACATGGCGCACGTCGACGACGGCGACAAATACTACATACGAAAAGAATACACAGAGGTTAGTGAACTGGACAAACACAACAAAGAACCGCAGCCGGTAATTACAACGCAGCAGCCACAGCAAACAGAGCCGACAGCAGGACAAGGGCCAGAGCCACAGCCGCAGCAGACAGGCGAGAAAGGAGAAGAGTAAGCATATGCCAGTAGTAAAAGAAAGAGAATACAGAAACGTAGCGGCGCCTTTATCGGCAGGCGCCGTAAAACAGTTTAACAGTGATTTTTACGTAGAGGGTTATGCTACAACATTCGATACGCCGTACGTGCTCTACGAGTTCGAGGACGGCGACAAATACTACGAAAAAATAGACAGGCACGCACTAGACGGCGCAGACCTAAGCGACGTAATTATGCAATACGACCACACGGGCAGAGTGTACGCCCGTAATAGCAATAACACTCTTAAATTAACAGCAGACACAAAAGGGCTTCTTATTGCAGCCGACCTTAGCAAAACAGAATTAGCAAGGGGACTGTATGAGGATATTAGCGCGGGAATGATAACAAAAATGTCATGGGCGTTTACAGTCGCAGAGGATAGCTACGACAGAGTGACGCATACCCGCACTATTTTAAAAATCAAAAAGGTGTACGACGTTAGCGCGGTAAGCGCACCAGCCAACGACGGGACCAGTATAGCGGCACGCAGCTACGCAAGCGGGAGACGCGAAGCAGAGCAGCGGGAGACGTTAGAAAAGCGCGCAGCTATGTTAAGAATTTTAGCAACAATTTAAAACAAAGAAAGGAACAAAGACAATGAGACTAAAAGAGATTGAATTAAGACTTGCAGCTATCAAGAAAGATGTAGAGGAAAGAGACGCACAGCTCACAGCCGAAGAGCTGGCAAACTACGAGAAAGAAGTAAAAGACCTGCAGGAAGAAAGAGCGGCAATCATCCAGCAGCAGGAGCAGCGCACAAGTTTACTTGCAGCTATCGCAGCAGGAGAAGTAACGGACGTAAACGGAAACCCAACAGCACCTACAGTACTTAGAAATATCGCACCAGCAGACGGCAGCGGAGCAGAGCAGCGTACAGCAGTAAACAAGTACGAAACAATGGAGTACCGCAAAGCGTTTATGGAGTACGTCACAAGGGGCGTAACAATCCCTAAAGAGTACAGGCAGGACGCAGTAAGCCAGACAACAGACGTAGGCGCAGTCATCCCGACGAACGTATTAAACCAGATCATTACAAAGCTCGAAAGCGTGGGTAATATTCTGGCAAAGGTAACACGTACAGCATACAAGGGCGGCGTAACTATTCCTAAGTCAACAGTTAAGCCGGTTGCAACTTGGACAGCACAGGGAAAGGGCAGCGACAAGCAGAAACAGGACACAAGCGGTACAGTAACATTTGCATATCACAAGCTGCGCTGCGCCGTAGCTGTATCGCTCGAAGTAGATACAATGGCTATTACAGCGTTTGAGAGCCTGTTAATTAATAACATTGTTGAGGCTATGACAAAAGCACTTGAGCAGGCTATTATTAGCGGTACTGGCACAGGACAGCCGAAAGGAATTACAGCAGAAACAGCCGACGAGGGGCAGACGGTGGAAACATCAAAGCCAGCGTACGCAGATCTTATTACAGCAGAGGGCAACTTACCGGTTGCTTACGAAAAGGGCGCCGAATGGTGCATGTCTAAAAAGACATATATGAGCTACTACGGCTTAACTGACAGTAACGGGCAGCCTATTGGACGTATTAACTATGGGCTTGCAGGAAAGCCAGAGTATACACTCTTAGGCAGACCAGTAAACGTATGCGATTACTTACCAAGTTTCGCTAATGCAGAGAACAACTCTATTGTAGGCTTTTTGTTTAACTTTAAAGACTATGTGCTTAATACTAATTACGCTATGGGCGTTAAGAAGTATGAGGACAACGAAACCGACGATATGGTAACAAAGGGCATTATGTTAGCAGACGGCAAGGTAGTAGACACAGGCAGCTACGTACCGCTCAAGAAAGTACAGGCAGTCTAATTTATAAGCGGGCGGCGTAAAGCTGCCTGCTAAAGAAAGGCGAAACAATGAAAGGGCATTTAGATAAAAAGCAGCTCGAGAAAGAGTACAAGGTAGACGAACTTAGAGAGCTTGCTAAAGGTATGGGGTTAAGTCCAGACGGGAAAAAGGCAGAACTTATAGAACGCATCGCGGCAGTAGAGGTAGACGTACCAGACGAGGACGACGAGCAGCAGGCAGCAGCGAACACGCCGACAGTAAACGAGCAGCAGGCGGCAGGCGCTAACGTGTCCGTTTCGGACACAACAGTAAAGGTTATTGTAACAGAGACATACAAAGACTTGCAGCGAGATATTACACAGCATGCGGGCGACACGTTCGAGGTGACAAAAGAACGCGCAGCGCAGCTTATAGAGGCAGGCGTAGCAAAAGCAGCAGAGTAGGGGGCAGCTATGAGGACAGCACTAATAAAAGCAATTAAAGACAGTATGCGTATGTCTACCGCCTCGGCTATTATTGAGGACGATATAAGCGGCTGCATAGAGGCTTGCTTTAAAGACTTGCAGCTTGCAGGCGTGGAAAAGATAGACGAAACCGACGCGCTTATTATTAGAGCTGCACAGCTTTTTACAAAAGCAGACTTCAACTATAACAACCTTGCAGACAAATACAGGCAGAGCTCTTAAGATGTCTTTAGCGTTATCTGGCGAGTATAACGAGAAAGAAAGCGAGGGTAAATAATGTATGGAGAAATAACCTTAAAAACGCAGCTAAACGCAACAGAAACAGAGAGCGTAACTATATGCTGCGAGGTAGACAGCATAACCCAGAGCGAATACGCAACAGCAGGCGTTAAGGATATTAAGCCAAGCTATAAATTTACTGTATGGGCGCATGAATACAACGACCAGACAGAGTTAGAGGACTTATAAAAAGCCAAACGAGGAAAAGTTAGAGCTGTACGCAGAAAAGAGGGCGGGCAAGCGTTGAGTAACGAGAAAATAAACACAGCAGGCGCAGCTATAGCCGAAGCACTGGCAGAGTACGACCAAGAAATAGCAGACGCAACAAAGCGAATAACCGACGAAGTAACAAAAGAGGCTGTAGACTCTCTTAAGAAGAGCAGCCCAAAACTTACAGGCAGCTACCGCAAGGGCTGGCGTAAAAAACAATCATATGCAGACAAGAGGACAAAGCGGAATACTGTATATAACGAGACAGACTACCAGCTAACCCACTTGCTGGAATATGGACACGCAAGCAGGAACGGCGGCAGAGTTAGAGCTATACAACATATAGCACCTGTAGAGCAGGCGGCTATAGAGGCACTGCAGGAAAGGATAGAGGCAGCAGCGAGCAAATGAGACTAGAGACAATTATAGAACGCGCCCGCGCGCTGGGGCTACCCTTGGCAAAGGACGAGTTCAGAGAGACAAAAGAGACACCACTACCCGAGCTGCCGTATCTGGTATACATAACACCGCAGGACAATATAAGCAAAAGCGACGACGGCGCAGTAGGAGTTAGGGCGACACAGGCGGCTATAGAGCTTTACACAGACAAAACAGCAGACAGCAGCTTAGAAAAAGAGGTAGAGCAAAAGGTATTATACGACATAGGCTTTAACAAATTCCAAGAGACAATACAAAGTGAAGATATGGTGCAGACGGCATACGAATTTACCATATACGAAAAAATAAGAAAGAGAGGACAGTAACAATATGGATAGCGAGAGAATAACGCTTGGCAGCGGTAAACTTTACTGCATTAAATTTACGGGAGAAATCCCAGACGACGCGACAATAGAGACAGAGGATAACCAGCTTGCACACATCAAAGGCGGCGCGTCACTCGAGTATACAGCAGAGAGCTATACAGCTAAAGACGACTTAGGCGTAGTGCAGAAAACTAAAGTAACGAAAGAAGAGGCAACTCTTAAGGCGGGCTTGCTTACTTGGTGCGCCACAACGTTAGAAAAGTTATGCGCAACAGCCAGAGTTACAGCTACCGCCAAAAAGCGTACTGTAAAAATTGGCGGCTTAAAGAACCAGAAAAGCGACAAGTATCTAATTAGATTTTTGCATGAGGACGACGAGGACGGCGATATTAGAGTAACAATCGTCGGAAAGAATGAGGCGGGTTTTAGCTTTACGTTTGCAACAGACGCAGAGACAACATTAGAGCCAACATTTACAGCTTATCCAATGGACAAAGAGGGCACGCTCATTATTTTCGACGAGGAAATAGTACAGAACGTATAAAGATTATAGCGGCTGCACTCGTGCGGCCGCTATAGAAAAGAGGTAAGAACATGGCAAATAAAAGTTTTGATTTTGGAAAATTAAAGCGTAGCTTTTATCCTACAAAGTTAAAGGACGGCAAAACCCTTGTAGTGGAAATGCCTAAAAAGCGCACTTTTGAAAAAATGCAGATTATAAACGACATTGACACAGACGAGGCTAAGAGCGGCGAAGTATACGACGAAATGCTAGAACTTTTAGCAGAAATCTTAAGCAACAACAGAGGCAAAGAGCTTATCACAGCGGAGTACTTAGAGCAGGAAGAGTACGACATAGAGGAAATTATAGCGTACATCAACGATTATGCGGACTTTGTAAACGGCATTAAGAATAACCCAAACTAAAGCTGCCGCACTACCCGAACGGGCAGACAAAGGCGGCAGAGTATACGTACACCGCAGACACACGAGCAGAGAAGTTAGTCATAGACTACTTAAATATAAGCATATTCGACGTGCAGGAAATGCCGATAGACTTATACCTATACTTTATGCGAGAAAGCTATATCTACACGCTTAGCCAGACGGAAAAGGGTAGAAAGTATTTAGAGGACTGCTACAGAATGACGCAGACCAAGCCAGACCGCAAAAAGATACGAGAAAAGATTAAGAGCCAGAAAGGAGCGTAACAAGTGGCAGGCAGTATTAAAGGCATTACAATCGAAATATGCGGCGATACTACTAAACTATCTAAAGCGCTCTCTGGCGTTAATAGCTCGTGCAGCTCTTTACAGAAAGAGCTACGCGAAGTAGACAAGCTGCTTAAACTCGATCCGACAAACACGGAACTATTAGCCCAGAAACAGAAAATATTAAAAGAGGCTATAGGAAGTACAAAAGAGAAGTTAGACACCTTAAAAGAGGCAGAAAAACAGGTACAAGAACAATTTGAAAACGGCGAAGTATCAGAGGAACAATACAGAGCACTACAAAGAGAGATAGCCTCTACAGAGATTAAACTCGGCGACTTGGAAAAACAGGCAGAGGGAAGTAATAAAGAGTTTGAGAACACAGGAAAGGCAGCCGAAGAGACAGCAAAGAGCGTAAGCAAGATTGATACAGCAGCAAAAGCATTTGACACAGTAGAGGATAAAGCGGGCAAAGCGGCTAAGACTATGGCGCCTTTATCGGCAGCAGCGGCAGCGGCTGCTATGAACTTAGACGACGGCTACGACATAATTATAACCAAAACAGGCGCTACAGGCGAGGTGTTAGACGACCTCAATAAGCGCATGAACAACATTTTTAAGGATATACCGACAGACGCGGAGACGGCAGGCACAGCAATAGGAGAGGTTAATACACGTTTCCAGCTTACAGGCGACAAGTTAGAGAGCTTATCAAAGCAGTTTATCGAATTTGCAGAGATAAACGAGACAGATTTAAATAGCAGTATTGACAATGTAGACACAATCTTAAATAAATTCAACGTAGACGCAGGACAGGCGGGCAACGTATTAGGACTACTTACAAAAGTAGGACAGGACACGGGACTATCTATGGACACCTTAGAGAGCTCGTTAATGCAGAATGGCAGCACCTTAAAAGAAATGGGGCTAGGCATTACAGAAAGCGTAAACTTGCTTGCTATGTTTGAAAATAACGGCGTAGACGCTACTACAGCTATGGCAGGCTTAAAGAAAGCTGTAAAGAATTATACAGCAGAGGGCTTAAGCACAGACCAAGCACTACAAAAGACAATAGACAGCATTAAAAACGCAAGCACCGAGACAGAGGCGCTAAGCATCGCGCAAGAAACTTTTGGCTCTAAAGGCTTTGCGGAAATGGCGCAGGCCATAAGAGAGGGCAAGCTAAGCGTAGACGACTTAGGCGGCTCACTTGAGGACTACGGCACCACAGTACAAGATACATACGAGAGTACTTTAGATCCGTGGGACAATGCCAAAGTAATGCTTAACAACTTGAAACTTGCAGGCAGCGACTTAGCAGGCACTGCTTTATCGGCATTACAGCCAGCAATAGAAAAAGTAACAAGCACAGTACAGAGCGCTACAGAATGGTTTAGAGGACTAACCGACAATCAAAAAGAAATGATAGCGACAATAGTAATGATAGTTGCAGCAATAGCCCCCGCGCTGCTAATCATAAACAAAGTAGCGGGCGTTATATCAACTATGATAAACGTAATTAAGGCTCTAAAGATTGCAATAGTAGCAGTAAACGACGTGCTTGTGGCAAATCCTATTATATTGGTCATAGCAGCGATAGCGGCGCTAATAGCAATATTTATAACGCTATATAACAAGTGCGAATGGTTTAGAGACGCTGTAAACGAAATTTTTGAGTACGTAAAAGAGTTTATAGGCGGCGCTATTGAGGTAATAAAGGGCGTCATAGGCACTATCTGGGACAAGATACAAGGGGATTTATAGAACCATACTTACAAGCGGCGTTTGCCTTTTTGCAGCAGTTGGGCGCAGATATAGCCCAGATATTTAGCGACTGCTGGGAAATCATTAAAGCAGTCTGGGACTTAGTAGAGCCGTATTTTTCTGCGCTATGGGAGAATATAAAAGTTATATTCTCGGTAGTAGGCGAAGTGCTGGGCGGTTTTTTCTCGGTAGCATGGGAATATATTAAAGGTGTATGGGACGTAGCGGTACTTTACTTTACGCTCATCTGGGAAAACATAAAAGTAGTATTCTCGGCTGTAGGCGAAGTGCTGGGCTCGTTCTTTCGTAACGCGTGGGAGATTATTAAAGCGGTCTGGGACGTCGTAGCAGCTTACTTTGCTGCAGTATGGAACGCAATAAAAACAGTATTTAGCGTCGTAAAAGATGTACTTACGGGAGACTTTAAAGGCGCTTGGGACGGAATTAAAAGCATATTTGCGGGCTTTGCAAATTTCTTTAGTACGTTATGGGGCAGCGTAAAGCGTATCTTTTCGGCTGTCGGTTCGTTCTTTAGAGACACTTTCGGGGCAGCTTGGAACGCGGTAAAAGGCGTATTCTCTAATTTTACATCATTTTTTAGGGGACTATGGAGTTCGATAAAAAACACTTTTACAAATTTAGGTACATCAATAGCAAACGCAATAAGTGGCAGTATTAAAGCTGGCATTAATGGCGTAATTAGAATTATAGAAAACACCATAAACGGGGCTATAGGGCTTATCAATGGAGCTATCAAGCTCATAAACAAAATACCAGGGGTAAGCATTAGCAAAATAAGCAAATTAAGCCTACCAAGGCTTGCACACGGCGGTATTATCGGAAACGGCGGCGCTATGGTAGCAGAGGCGGGGCCGGAGCTCGTGCAAATGGTAAACGGCAAAGCTGTAGTAACGCCACTTACAAATACAGCGAGAAACACAGCTATAGACACCGCAAAAGGCGGCAGACCACAGCAAATTACAAACAAGATCAATGTAAACATAGAGCATTTTGAAAACAACAGAGATACAGACATAAGAGAACTTACAGAGGAAATGCTAGAGACAGCCGAAGAAGTGAAAGAGAGGGACGAAAGAGTATATGCTTAGTAATTATTACAATGCGGCTAATAGCTTTACATATAACGGCGTTAATTCTCTCGATATGGGACTTTTTATTATAAAGCAGAGCGGCGCGGACAACGCCGCCGAGCCTGTAATAGAAACTATAAACGTACCAGCGCGCGGCAATTTTGTAGTAGACAATCGCATAGACGAACTGGACAACCAGCAATTTAACGACTATGTACGAAAATACGTATGCTGCGTGGATATAGACGCCTTTAAGCTGGATTTAGAGGAACACGCCCGCAGGCTTTACGCTTGGCTCTACGGCAGCGGTATAGAGTATAAAAAACTCTATGACACTTACGACAGAGACTATTACACACTTGCATACGTAAGCAGCGGGGCGAGCGTGTCAGAGCTTGCTAAGCGCTTACTAGGACAAATAGAAATACAATTTAGATGCAAGGCGTACAAAAGAGCACTAAAGGGAGACGAAACAATAACGATAACAAAAGCAGCCACGATAATAAACCCAGAGGGCTTTACAGCAACGCCATATATGAAAATATACGGCAGCGGTAACGTAACGCTCTATATAAACAATCGCGCGCACGGCTTTAAAAATATAGACGGATATATAGAGGTGGATAGCGAGAATATGAACGCGTACAAGGGCGATACATTACAGAATAATAAAATGCTTGTGGGGGCGTTTCCTAAGCTGGCAGCAGGAGACAATAACATAAGCTGGGCGGGTAATGTAACAAAAATTGAAATAGTACCGCGCTGGTGCAAGCTTTGATACCGATTTTATATGCTGCCAGCGAAACAGACTTTACAACAAACGGCATAGGCTTACTTACAGATGCGGTAAGCTGCACAGTAACAGAAGAGAGAAACGGGGCATATGAGGCGACGCTTGTATACCCAGCAAAAGGACACTTAGCGGAATATATAGCAGAGGACGCTATTATTAAAGCAAAGGCAAATGACACGGACGAGCCGCAGCTTTTTAGAATATACAAAAGCGGCAAACAGATAGGCAGTAATACGACGTGGAACGCCGAGCACATAAGCTACGAGCTAACGGGCAATCCTGTAGAGCGGTTTAGCGTAAGTGGGGTAAACGCAGAGCAAGCACTTAATAGGTTACTTGCAGCAGCAGTATTTAAACATAAATATACGGCCACAAGCGACATTACAACAGTAAACAGCACGAGTATAGCGGACGTGGTAAGCGTGCGTAAAGCACTCGGCGGCGTAGAGGGCAGTATATTAGATACGTGGGGCGGCGAATATCACTTTAATAACTACAGGATAGAACTATTAAAAGCGAGAGGCGCAGATAACGGCGTAACAATCGAATACGGCAAGAACTTAACCGACGCAAAACAAGAGCGTAACATATCAAATATAGTAACGGCCATATTCCCATACGCGAAGTACACACCAGAGGGCACAGAAAACGAGGTATTCGTAAGTCTGAAAGAAAAGACTCTAGTACACGCAGACGCAGCGAACTACGCATATAAGCGATGCGAGATAGTGGACTTTAGCAGTGAGTGGGAAAGCGGCACGATTATAACCGAGGATATGTTAAGAGCGAAAGCAGAGGCATACTTAGAAAAAATAAGCACCGAGCCAGATATTAATATTACACTTTCGTACGCGCAGCTCAAAAAAACCAAGGACTATAAAAATATACAGGCTATGGAAAGCGTCGCGCTATGCGATACAGTAAAAGTACGCATAGACAAGCTGCAGATAGAAGCGACAGCGAAAATAGTAAAAGCGAAGTACGACAGCTTAAAAGAACGTTACGACACTATGGAAATAGGCAGCGTGCGTACAAACTTAACTAAGCAGCTTACAGCGACGCAGCAGGAAATAACAGATAGCATAAAAAGGAACCAGACACGAGCCGAGCAGATTAAAAAACAGATAGAGCAGACAATAGTAGACGTTACGGCAGCTATAACAGGAAACAGCGGCGGCTACGTGGTGCTCTATCCAGAGAAAAACCCGCAGGAGATTTATATATTAGATCAGCCAGAACTAAGCAAGGCTAAAAATGTCTGGCGCTGGAACCTTGCAGGGCTGGGACACAGCAACACAGGAGTAAACGGCAAATTTACCACAGCAATAACAGCAGACGGGCAAATAGTAGCGGACTTTATCACAGCGGGCGAGCTCACAGGCTCGATACTTAGAGCGGGCACAGTATACGCAGAGGCGCTAGACGTGGAATACAGGAACACAGTGACAAAGCACGCAGACGACGCCGCAAATAAAGCGTACGAGGACAGCTTAAGTAAGATACAAACGACAGCCAAAGAACTTAAGCTATTATGCAAGAAAATAAGTGAAACGGCTATGCACAATTACGCAGCAGACTTTACGGACGACTTAAGCGCACCATGGTATGCAAGCTCGACAAACAATGTAGTAGAAAGCAGCACAACGCTTGGAAGATACGCGAGAATAGTAAAAGCAAGCGCAAATTACAGCAGCTACATACGCTGCGACACAAAGAAAACACCCGCAGGCACTTACAGAGTACGTTATAAAGCGGCGACTATGGCAGGGCAGGAAAACACAGCACGCGTACAATGTAGTTTTAAGACAACGGCAACAACGGCAGCAGGGGAGCTTAAATCGGACGGCTGGACAACATTTGAGCGCGATATAGAGCTAAGCAGCGACTACGACGGCTATATATACTTTACGCGACAGGTATCGGGTACAACAGTATTAATTAAAGACGTGGAAGTACTAGGACTGCTACGAGATTACGCAGAGGCGCAGCTTACAGTAAACGCAGACAACATTACGGCAGAAGTTAGAAGGGCACAGGACGCAGAAAAAGAGCTAAAAGCGTCCATAAAGGTAAATGCAGAGAAAATCGAAACAAAAGTAACAGCCGACGACGTTAGTTCGCAGATAGAGCAAAGCGCAGAGTCCATAAGGTGCCAAGCAAAAAAAATATCATGGAAAAGCGACAGTTCAGAGATGACAGAAGACGGACTGCTTACGTGCAAAGGCGCCAGTATTGAGGACGGAAACATTATATGCCAGTCCGACAAAAAAAACCCGCGTATAACACTTATTAACAACAAAGTACAAATGTATGCAAGTGCATATAATCTTAGCGGGAAAAATGAAGATGGCATTAACACACTGACAATAGGAAATAGTGAGTCGGGATTCGTTACATGCTATTCAAAAGGTGGGTATACAGAAAGAAAATATGGTAACTTGGGCTTTAACGGCGTGTCAACAACAGACGGCGACAAATACTCAAACTTGTCACCAGACGGGCTATGGTGTACCGGTAGCAAGCACAGAGTCGTGCGAACACAGGATTATGGTGAACGCTTATTATGCTGCTATGAAACACCGAGCCCAATGTTTGGAGATGTCGGAGCAGCGCAGATAGACGAAACAGGAAAGTGCTTAATTTTTATCGACGAAAAATTTGCTCAAACGGTAGACCTGGAATATCTATACGACGTATTTTTGACAAAATATGGTCCGGGTGACTGCTACGTGTCAGAACGAACGGCATCTTATTTTATCGTAGAAGGGACAAAAAACTTAAAATTTGCTTGGGAAATCAAAACCATACAAAGAGATTATGAGAATTTAAGGCTCGAAGAACACGAGCGGGAAAATGACGACACAGATTATATATATGATGTATCGGCGTATATGAACACATTACTTTATCAATTAGATTAATAAGATTAATAAGAAAGCGAGGAATTAATAACATGATTAACATTAAGGCAATAGCAACAGCAACAGACGGAAGCGTTAAACGTATGGCTATAACATACGACGTTATCAACGACGAGGGAAAAGTTACAAGCTCAAATGCAAAACTAAATAGAGCGGTAATAGACCAAGCAGCGTTGAAAGCTATAGATATACTTGAGCAGTTAGCACAGGAGAGTATTAAAGCAGCACTATCCGATAACACAGAGAACTAAAACGGAAAGGCAGTGACAACATGAGTATAGTTAATATTCAAAACATAAAAGTACCGATAGACGGCGCGCCGCCGTTTGAGTACATTATAGCCAAGCAGGGCGAAATATCCAGCCGACAAGTAGAGGTAACGTTACTACAGAATAACGCCATATACACAATACCGAGCGGAGTAAAAGCGCGTGTAAAATACTATAAGCCAGACGGCAACAAGGTAATAAATGACTGCACAATAAGCAACAATAAAGTAATAGTAACATACACGCAGCAGATGTTAGCGGCAGCGGGCACAGGCTTTGCAGAAATACAGTTATACAACGGCTCTAGCGTACTGGTAAGCGCAACATATTATACTAAAATCGCAGAGAGTGTATATACGGACGATATAGAGAGCGCGGACGAGAGCACGAGCTTAACAAAATTAATTATAGAAACAGAACAGGCAAGGGACAGCGCACAGACAGCAAGGGCAGCAACCGAAAAAGCTACAGACAATGCCAACACAGCTACAAGTAACGCAAACACGGCTACGAGCAACGCCACAAGCGCAGCAAACGCAGCCAATAAAGCAGCAACAACAGCAAATAACGCGGCAAGTGCGGCAGATATAGCAAAAAAAGCAGCCGACGAAGCAACCACAAACGCAAAGAGAGAAACAGAAAACGCGAAAAACGCTACGAGTGCAGCAAACGGGGCAGCAGGGAACGCAAACACGGCAACAACTAACGCGAACAACGCAGCCAACACAGCTACAGCAGCAGCAAAGACAGCACAGGACGCAGCGAAAGCAGTCTACACAGACAGAAATTACAATTTACTTGTAGGCGACGACGGCGCAGTAACATTTATGTATAACGACGAGAAGTGAAGAAAGAGAGGACAGTAATGGCAGTACAAAGCATTGATTTACCACGCGATACAACTATGAAAGATATAGCGGCGAGCCTGCGAGCGATTGCAGGGTTTACGGCTGCAGACCTCGTTACCATGAAACAGGTAAAAGCTATCGTAGAGGGAAAAAAAGAAAAAGAAGTATTTGCAATAGGCGACCAGATCACAGTACCTTGGACGGATAAGGCAACAAATGTAACATACGCGGCAGTTATGGACGTCGTGCACTTTGGAGACGTAGAGCTTAAAGACGGCGAAACCACAAACGCTATGTTTTTACAATGGCATTATTGTACGCCATTCGGGGTACAGTATGACGCAGCAGAGGCGGAAGTGGCAACAGAGGCGACATTTAGCGCAGACTATAATTATTACACAAAAAACAGCGACGGCAGCTTTAGCCTTGCGACTGTAACGACAGGCGGCGCTATTCCTGCGGGCACAACATATTACCACAGCGCAATTAAAGACACGAGCGGCAATATTTGTAGATATGGTTACAACCGCTGGAGTCATAGCGCTATGAGGCAGTGGCTTAACAGCAAGGCGGGCGTTAATGCTTGGTGGGCCGCACAGCATAAGGGCGACGTTAAACCCGCGGAGCTTGCGACAAAGGCAGGCTTTTTAACGGGCTTTGACGACGATTTTTTAAGCTGCTTAACGCCTATTAAAATCGTAACAATACCGAACACCATAAGCGAGCCAGATAAGAACACACCGACAGAAGTTACATACGACAAAATCTTTTTACCAAGTATGGAGCAGATGTACTGCGCGCCACAGGCAAGCGGCGAGGGTGACTACTGGGAGTACTGGAAGAGAGCCAGCGGGCGTACAACACCTTGCACACAATGGCAGACATACCCAGAAATGATTACATACGCCATAGAGAACCATAATTCAGCGCAGAACGTCCGCATGCGTAGCGCTAGTCGTAGCACCTCGTGCAATACGTGGTGCTTGAACTCGAGCGGCAGCGTCGGCAGCGGCACCGCGTACGACTCTATGCGCTGCGCGCCCGCTTGTGCAATTACGGGCACACCCGTAGTACAATAACGCTAATGCCCTGCCGACGCCTCGGCGGGGCTATCAAAGCGGAAAACAAAAATAAAAAAGAAAGGACAAGCGCGACGTGTCGGTAAACGAGAGCGAAAGAGGCAAAGGAAAGTTTGACGTACTTATAAAGGCGAACGGCTTAGCAGTATATACAATAAGAATTACAAAGAATTCTAAAATATTCCTACCAGAGTATCAGACGGCATTAACAAATGACATTATACATACGGCAAAAGAAATATTTACGAAAGCATGGACAGCGAACAATATAAGAGTAGGCGACGAGCCGCGTAACTGGCTCGAGCGTAAAAAGCTACAGCAAGAGGCGGCCAGAGAATGTAATAACCTACTTGCACTAATTCAAATAGCCAAACCTCTATACCATTTGACAAGCAAAAGGGTTAAGTACTGGGGACAAAAGACCATAGAAGTACGCCAAGCGTTGCGAGACTGGAACGCGGGCGATACAAAGAGGTACGGAAAACTAGAATAGATAGCAACGCCGCAAGGCGATACTATAAAAGGGTTGTAGGCTAAACGCAGAACGTCCGCATGCGTAGCGCTAATCGTAGCAACTCGTACAATACGTGGTACGTGAACTCGAGCGGCAACGTCAACAACAACAACGCGAACAACTCTATGCGCTGCGCGCCCGATTGTGTTATACAATTAGTCACACGGCAGCCCTGTAAGAGCTGCG